TCATCACTCTATCCTTATATGAACCAACACAATTATTTAGTGATTTACCAACGTTTAATAGGTCGGCTGCTGTTTTAGGCATCACAAAGTGGATGCCATCAATATCTGCGTTAAGTTTCTCAATCATAGGTAGATTTACATCACCATATTCTTGCTTATTGTAGATATTCACTAGCAAATCATGGAACTTCTTTAACTTGCATGGTTGACTCCATACCAGCTCCCTATATTTAGGCTTTAATTCTAAATACATGTTTGGTATATCTTTAATTTCAGAATAATCAGCACTTAATAAGTAATTAAGAACACCAGTTTCACCATGTCGGTCAATTAACTTAGACCACATATCCTTGATTATTTGAGTAGTAACCGTCATAGCGTCTCTAATACTTTTAGCGGTTAATACCTTTCCTGTATAAGGGCTTCTATAATGTGGTGAGTTCATTAATTCAACGCTATCAGTCCTATCTAGGGTTAATATAGTTCTGCGAATGTTCTCATCTTTAAATAGATTTAATACGTTCGTCATATTAACTGCCATGATGTCTGTACTCATAGCTTTTCTTAATGATCTTGAATTTGGGGCGTGATATTGTTTCATTAAAGATTGAACAAAGTTCATCCCTTTCTTTGTGTCCTCAAATACACAATCACTAAATGGAATATGACGTTTAAGACAATAGTTATCGCTCCAACGGTTGGAGCTCTCTATTATCTTTGTAATAGATGGCATGTCAGGTGCTGCTATTTTAAAGGCCATGTTAATAAGCATCGTTGAGAAATAACCGCCCTCTTCGTTAACACTAGGAGAGATATATACACCTTTTGATTTAAATCCATATGTTTCTTCTAACCGCTTTTCAAATGCAGTTCTTAAGGTTTTGAATACTTCATTCAAACGCTTCTTATTAACGCTATGAACAGCATACGAACCACCTAGATAAGTTAGTACTGGCATAATACCGTGTTCTTCATATCCATCACCTCGTAGATACGCAATAGATATTTCATGTCGATTTCTATCACGATCAATGAATATTGCACATTTCTTTTTAAAGTCATATCGCATAGTTTCACAATATGTCTTTTCTTCGCTTTTAGTACCATTCATGAATAACTGGATACCACGATACTTAATTCTTAAATCAAGGAAATTCTTATAATTAATCACCTCGATAAACATTGATATTGGGTAAATTTTCTCCTCTCTGTGAGAGGAGAAAACCTTATGCACATCAGGAGAAGAGTGAACACCACATTTAGGGCATGTATAGTATTTGGCAGCTGTTGTATAGCCGTTAAAATAGTTATATTTTGCATCCCATTTACCGCCAAACGTATGACCGCAGTCAAAGTGATATATAGTTGTATAGTCGCAACTCCATTGCGTTTCTAAAACAATAGAGTCGAACATTTTAGGAATGTTTATATAGTTTAAATACTCCATACTCTATCACCGCCTATTAATCACCAAACATGTCGAATACATCATCGGACTTGTCTTCCTCTTTAGGAGGATTTTCAACAACTGGAGCAGGTTTAGGTTCTTTTTTAGCTTTAGGTTTTTCTACTGTCTCGCTACTGTCTTTCTTCTGTCCATCTTCTGTCTTTTTACTGTCTTTTTCTACAAGTTTGATAGCATTGAGTATTGTCTGTGATACAGTTTGATTAGTTTCGCAAAAATCTATAGCGCGTTGATACGCTATAGTGTTTTGTGGATCTAATTCTATTGCCTTTTGTAGCACCTCTATTTGAGGTGCTACATTATCAACTACTCTTTTAAAATCATTAACGTATGCCATTGTGGTACTCCTATCTCTTATTTCATTAATTCTTTTAATTCGTTAACAATTACATCTGTTAACGCTGTAGATGTAGGTTTATCTACACCGTTATTTTGGAAAATTTTAAGGGCCGCCATAGCTCGTTCTTTATCGCTACCCATCCACGTTTTGAACTCATTCCAAAACTCTTTAGGGTCAAATACTTCAACTTCATCAATAGACAATTCTTCGGTAGGTTGATTAATTTCGTTGCCGTCAAAATCAGTAACTGGTACATCGTCAGGCTCAATAGATACGTTTTCAACGATTTCTTTTTCAACCTTAGCACCAGGAGTTGGCTTTTTAGGTTCTTCTACTTCAACTTGTTTTTCTACTACGTCTTTAACTGTTTCAGGCTTAACTTCATCTTTAGTGTCAGCTACCACCTCAACCACTTTAACTGGTTCTTTATCTTCAATACTTAATTCGGATTTACCGTTCATTAATTCGTTATATTCTGCAATCTTTTTTGCAAGATCCTTAGGGCCTCTAAATTCAATAGTAAATTGGTTCATGATGTTACTCCTTTTCTAATTCCATTATTTAGCCTTCAATTCATTAACTTCTTTAGTTAACGCTTCAACGAGCTTTTCGAGTTGGCTAATACGAGCATTTTCGCCTTTGGCTTCCGCTACATAGTCGCTGCCTTTACCAACCTTGAAAGCGACGTTTGCGGTAAATTGCTTTTCAGCACCTAAACTCATACCAATGCCGAACATCGTTCTTTCGGTAGGTCGAAAGAACACTCCAAAGGCTACCGCATTTGCATTTCTATAGTGTCCATAAGACACCGCATAAGATGCTTTGTCATTGCGGTTAAAGTCTAGCGGATGTAAACCGCTTAATGCTGCAGAACTAGCTCCCAATTTGTTCAAACGTTGATTTGTTGCATTGATTTCGTTTAGGCCTGCTTGGCTTTGTGCTCTTAGTTGACGCATGTTAACTGCATCAGTATCGGCAACTCCATCCGCTACATCGTGAATTTGTTGATTACCAGCAGTAATGTTTTGAGTTGTGAATTCGATGTGCTTTCCGTTACTATCAGCAACCATGCCATCCATATTGAATTGAGCATTGTCTAAATTATCTGTGTTTTCCACTTTGAAACCGTTAGCACCGTAATTAGAGTTCACTTCACCGTCAAACACATGACTGCCGTTTTTGCCAATATAGTTACGTTGTGGATCATTAACAGTGCCAAATTGAATGGAATTCATGTTAGCTAGGTCTTTATTCACATGAACGGCGAACTCTTTACCGCCATCAATATTTGTTGATTGTGTAACCGTTGTATTAGTTCCTTCCGCAACGGTTGTAAATTTAAGAGCATTAATTACCGCATTAAGTTGAGAGCCGTTAATTGCGTCGGTAGATGTACCATCTACTCTGCCCGCTGCCACATTGGTTAGTGTTCGCTTATAGTTTTTAACACCACCATTACCAGCTTTATTATTGGCTCCGATAGATACCGTGCTGTTCGCTACACCGCCGGCAAAGTCATATCTTTCGCCGTTAATATGGATATGGTCGGTAGAGATAGCTTCTTCAGTAGTAGAGTTAGTTCCCAACGCCACAGAGTTTTGCACATCGGCTACAGTATTATTACCGAGGGCCAAACTATCTACTGCTACTGCTTGGCTATGAGAACCTACAACAGTTGCCCCTTGATTTTTAGTTTTGTTATTTGAGCCAAAGGTTAGCTGTTCTTTAGAATTATCAAGCACTTGGTTACTATAACCAACTACTGCGCCTTGCCCACTTTTTACTTCGCCATTGTTAGAACCGACTACCGTCGCGTTCTCAGCGTTAACGGTATTAGTTCTACCTAATACCACTGTTGACTCGCCGTTTGCATATGCGCCGTTGCCTATAGCAATAGTGTTATAGGCAGCAGTACGAGCTTGACTGCCGATAGCTACGGTATACTCGATAGTTGCTTCTGCATGTGCACCGTAAGCGAAACTATCACGGCCCAACGCTTTACTATCATTGCCACCTGCGAACGAATTCGTGCCAGCTGCGATATTGTTTTCACCAAACGCTACCGCATTATTCCCTTTAATAGTATTTTGATACCCTACAACACCTGCACTCTTAACGCCTGCTTCTACAACGTTATCTGTACCACCAATAAAGTTATTGTCAGCAGCCAATACATTAACCGCCAAGGAACTAATTGCTAATGCTGTTACCATTGCTTTTTTATTTGTATTCATTGTTAATCTCCTGTGATATAATCAAATTGGTTAATTTTTAACTGTGGACGTTCTACTAATGCCAGTTAGTGGACGTCCTTTTTTAATTCATGAAACATAATGCTTATTGCAGCTATCATGCACACGATTAATAAAGCCCATGTTGCAGAGCTTAATTCATAGCCCTGCACGTCGGAGCCTTCTATAACTCCATACGATGCGATGCATAGCATCGCCGATATCCATTTCATCTATTTCACCTCCTTTCAAATTTCGTTAACTAGCACCAACATTTCGCTAGTTACTTTTCTGATTTTTTGCTTTAACTCGTCATTTTCTGTGGCGAGTTTTTTATTTTCTAATTTGAGTTGCCGATAGTTGTAAGGTGTGAACTCATCTTCAATACCTATGAATGAGTACACATCATTCGCATTAAATAGCACTCTACCAATATTCTTTATCGCCGGTAATTTACCGCTATTTCTTAATTCATATATCGTTTGTGGTGTTACTTTTAACAGTTCAGCAACCTCATTCACTGTATAGACAAGATCCATAATCAAATACCTAATAATGATTTAATTTCGTAGCAACGATTTAAGAATGAAACCAATATCCAACGTTCTTTGGTTGATGCCTCAACATTGTTCATAATGTTTGCTACTGCGTTTTCAAATCGCACTATCAACTTCAAGAAATCTTTTTTGCTTTCACCCCAGTTAGTTACAATAATTAATCCGTATCGTTCATACATTTTCACCACTTCTTCGTCTGAAACGAATTGCCAAAACTCATTTTTCATTTGTTTACCTCCTAAAATTTAAATACCAGTTTTTCGCCATCCCATTCACCTGGCGTATGCTTTTTCAAACCTAGCCGAATTAACTCATCTCTTATATCTCGCTTTTGCGAAATTATTATTCTTGAAGACAATCGGTTATAGTCTTGAATGTAAATCACATCTTCTTGATTAAACTCATTAATTGGATATACATATATAAGCCGTTTCTCTTCGCTTATACCTATCTTTAATCCCTGTGGTTCACCCAATGTTCTAAACGCTGCAATGTTTAACAAAACTGCTGTCTTATGTACTAGAAACATCGGTCCACCATTAGGACCACTTGAGAAAAACTTATAATTCATATCTTTAGGTGTATCATTCATACTTTCGCTCCCTTATGTTTACGTTTTATAAACTAATTAAGCAAAAAAATATCTTGCATATTTAATTTAGGGTCTAACTCTCTAAATATAGAGAAAATAGTTCCCATTTCAAACATGTTAAATTTTCTCCTCCCATTCTCTTTTTGTGAATAACTCCCTTTGGTTATATTTAATTTTGTAGCTATATCTTTTTGCGTTAATCCGTATTTATACCGCAAATTTATCAGCTTTTCATTTTTCATTTTATCACCTCATTTCACTATGTTTATGTTTTGTAAACTTTAGGGTGTCGCTTAAAAAGTTTAAGGAAAAACATGCAATTAACTGGCGAAGAATTTGGTGTAAAAATGAACGTATCAAAGCCAACGGTATCGTTATGGGAATCTGATAAAAGAACACCAAATGCCGAAATGCTACAAAAAATTGCTAATTTCTTTGATGTGAGCGTTGACTATCTACTAATTGGAAAACCTAATACAACAAACGATAGTTATTATTACGATACAGAAGTTGCGGAACTCGCCGAGCAGATTAAAAACGATCCTGAACTACGAATTCTATTAGATGCAAAACGTAATTTATCAAAGCAAGATATGAAAGCTATTATAAATATCACCAAATCGCTTTTACAACGTGAACGAGGAGATGAATAACACTAACTATATAGGGAGATGATTAGTAGTGATTAATACAATTTATAGTAACGATTTACCTTTAACGTGTGGTGGCTTTGCCAGGAAGAATGAAGATGATACTTATACCATAGTTCTTAACCCTAAACATTCCTACCACCAGCAACGAGCAACATACATGCACGAGCTATTACATATCGTGAACAGGGACCACGATTCAGAAAAGCACGTGAACTTCATTGAAAGCATGAGACATAATATATAAACATAATTCTTATAGTGGAGAGTATCTTATGAACGATTTCAATGTACTAGAACAAGAATTCTTTAACACAATAAAAGCAATTCAACCAGGTTTCAATCATGAACTGCGTAGGCTATGTGATGGCACTATTGATTTTGAAATTGGTAGAGTTAAGCTAACCGGTCGCAAGTATAAAATTCAATTACAATTAGACGATGGCGTTATATGGTTAACAGGCACAAAAGAGGATATATTTAATGCTATCCCTTTAATGCTATCTACTACCCTACAAAGCGTTATGCTCACATCATCAAACAAGAAGAAATTAATATATATAGGTAGCGACGATGCAATATAACTTCACTGTTCGTAAAAAAGACAAAGGCTATCAAATCATTGTCGGTTATAAAATAGGTCGTACATGGAAGCAGAAATCAAAGCAAGGTTTCAATACGCAACGTGAAGCCAAGGCATACGGCGAACAGATTTTAGATGAAATAAAAAAGAACGTCATATCACCGCTTGACGATACAATGCAGGATATAACGTTCATAGACTTCTATTCAGTTTACATGAATGAAAAGCACGAGCTGTCAATCAATTCACGAAAAACATACGATAATATAATTCATAAAGACTGCACGAAACTGCATAATATGATGGTTAAAGATA